GATTTTGGTGTATCACGATCAATTTGTGGATAAAGATTTATGATACTTTGAGAGAATTTGTTATCGGTAAACGGATCAACTGATGGTTTGTTATTTGCATTGACGGGAGTGATATAGTAAATACCATCTTGTTCACCTTGTTTGTAAGACTGTAATTCCTCTATATCTTGAATGTAATATGTTGATTCAAAATTCTTTCTCTTGAAATGAGGTAAAGATGTGGTTCTTGTTAAAGTGTCACTCGTAAATGTTCCGGGATCTGTTGTTATTCCAACTGTAAACTCCCTCGCACTGGTAATACCTGTAACGTGGAAAGTTCCGTTGAATCCAGTATTTGCAGTTCCAGCTGAGTTTGTAGAACTTTGAATATTAATTAATTCAACTCTGGAATCAACCGATAAATCATGTGGTAATTCAGTTAAAATATTGGCAACACTTGATGACCAATGAGCATGGGCAATAAATCTAAAGTTTCTTTGTTCATTTTCATGATTTAAAGATCCAGATCCAAAGTATGTTTGAATCTCTGTATTTGTTGAACCGATTGATGTATTAGACTCTTGTAAAATAAATCCGTCTGTTGGTGGTCTTGCAATCGCACCTCCACTTGATGCGGGGATGACATATCTTAATCTGTAGATTGTATCATTTGCAGATCGAGTATCTGACTTTCTCTTTATGAATGATCTTGGTGTTGCACTTCCTAAAGCAGTTGATCCAAGTCCAACAACGACATCATCAAATATCTTATTATCTGTTGCAGCAGTTGAAACATTAACATACCACTGATTTTCTGTTGTGCTATATTGTATTGGGTGTCCAATGTCACCAGAGTTTTTATCTGATACACGACTAACAATCTTAAGTGAACCACCTAAGTTATTAATGGTAAGTGCAGAGGCATTTTTTGCATCTGTTTCGGTTTTTGCAAGTTTAATATCTTTATTTGTTGTCAGTCCAGCAGTTGAGTTTGCACTTGTAATTACAAAATAAACTGTATTTGGATCTAAACCATCTGGAATACGACCATTATCACTTAAAATACGAACTGATTCTGCATTTTCAAATGAATGAGCTTGAGTAAGAGTAATTACATTACTTGTGATACTGTTGATACCTGCTGAACTACGATCAACTTTAAACGCTTTCTCAGAACTATATTGTGTAGTATTGACACTGTTACCATTTGGCATCACAATACGAGAACTAAATTCTGTAGGGGTTCCAGATGCGTTTGGAACTAACACGTTCAATGTATCTAAATCTCTTGCACCAAATCGAAATCCCTCTAAAACATTTTCAGGTGGTGCATCAACGTTTGTTTGATTGAACAAATACAAATGTGCATCCGAACTTACACCGACTGTTACACCTAAATCAATCGCATCAAATTCAATCGCATTTTCAGTGATCGGTATTTCTTTTGGTGGAATAATATGAGAAATATATCCTTTATCATCTTGAGAGAAGGCATCTGGACGGAAACCTTTTGATATTAATGCTCTTGCACCAAAGTTTGAGTTAGAGTTGGTGATTGACATGTCACCACCAGTCTCAGCAACATAGTGTTCTGTGAAACCAATCGCAAATACTGAAACTGCTTGAATAACAGAATTATTACTACATTTTATATGTGCGTTAGAATAGGCTGGTTTATAAATCGCCCTTGAGTTTGTGCTTAAATTTTCGTTTCCGGGAACTGTAGCATCATCATACACACCAGTTGCTGAGTTATAAAGTAAGAATGCATTATCGTCTTTCTGTAACCCAATACCAGTAAACTGGGCGACAACCATTGATTTAAATCCAGTTGCCTTTTGACCATCGGCGTGAAGTCCATTCATACCAAATACAGATCGTAATGATATGTTGAAGATATATGGTGACGCTGACGTGACAGTATCAGTGTTAAGTGTGATAGTTGAACCGGTAACTGCAGGAAGTGCGTTGACAGGGGCGTTTTGAACTTCATACTTAAACTGTGTGCTACTTAATTTTTCACTTACAACAAATTTACCATTGTATCCTGCAGCAGTGATGCCACTTAATACAAATGGAGTGTCTACGTCTAAACCGGTTACAGCTTCTGTGGTTGTGACTGTGATTGTGTCACTTGTGGCAGATCCATCTCCAGCCTTAATGCTTGAGATACCAACAGATGAACCTGTTGAACCAACAATACGAAATTCATCAATCTTTGGTTGAATATCAATTGATGTTGAGGGATAATCTGGTTGTATTTCTCTTCCTGTTGCTGTTCCATATGCTAAACCTACTTTTTCATAATACATTTGAAGATCTGTTCGATCTGTGCTGTAGGTGTTAAATTCATCATTAATATTCACATTATTCACACCATCTGCATACTCAAAACAAGTTAATTTGTGATGTGAAAAGTTTGGTACAAAGGTATTTTCAGTATAATCAACGTATGCAACACCATTTGGGTCTGCATCGAACATTGTGAACTGCCAAAGGTAACATGCACCTGTTACACGAAATAACGCTGTTCTCTCAATATTATCATTTGTTGGATTTGGGACATATTTTGGTCTTATCTTTGTTTTTCTTAAATCTAAACCTACAAGTGAAGTTCCTCTTGGTAGAATCACACCACCATGAATACTATTCAGCTTATATAATGCATTATTTGAATTATTAAGGTCATAAACTGTATCTAAATCCCACGCAGGAAAGTCTGTGCTCTCTGCACCATCTCTTTTGAGAAATTTTGCATTTGCACCATCTGGTATTGGAATCCAACCCGGCCTGTTATCTACAATATGCTCACCGGGGTATAATAGTATAGTAGTGTTACCAAATCTGTCATTATCTAAACCTTGCTGATATGAAAATCTGGCTGACTCGATTAATGCTCTTTGGATTGTCTTAAATGGACGAGTAAGAGAATTACCTTTATTATCTACACTATCAGTTGCATCCAAGTCATTTGGACTTACATATAGTATATTGCCTCGCACATTTTTGAGAAAATTCTCTAATCTGGAAAGACCCATGTTATTTTTCCAAAACTTATAGTATCCGTTATGGATTATTTAGCAAAGAAACAGATACGCAAAAAACTAATAGGGTCAAAATTTGGCCCGAATTTTTTGTCGCCTATTTTTGAAATTAAAAGCTATTTTTCCCTGGCTATAGGGGTTCCGCATAAGAAATCATATCTTCACTCGTTGTTGATCTAACAAATCTCAATACATTCATAAACTCTTGAACGGTATCACATTCTACAGTTTTTTTCTCACCACCCTCGGAGTACAGATATATTTTTCTTTTTGAAGGATCAATCACGCACTTTGATAACCAATCCTCTTCCATAGAAACTCCATTTTCTTGTACTATAGCACTATGTAGGAGGTTTGTCAATCACTTATTAATACTGTAAACAGAGTTATCACCGGGGTAATCATCAATACTTGTGCCCTCATACTCAGGAATCAGTTTTTCAATGTCTTTTCTCTCAGCGTACACATGAAAGAAACAGTTTATCGGTAATGCACCTTGTGCTTGTAAATACACATACTCATCATCCCATCTCTTTACAATAACGTCTTGATGAGCACCAATAGGTTGAAGTTGTACAGATATAGTGTCTATATTCACAAGATCTTTCCAATAGTTCGGGAGACGGATCACCTTTTCATTCTTCAATCTTCCACGATAATACACAGCAGACCCAGGGCCTTCGATACATATATGTCTTAATCTATGTCCACTCTTACTTGGATGCTTTATATCAAAAGCTTTTGCACCAGATGATTTGCCACTCGCGGTGCTCACACTACCAACAAAATTAGACGCAGTGATTGTGCCAGACGCAGTTATGGTGCCTGTTTGGTCTGTATTACCTATGATATTGACATCACCTTTGACAAATAACGCATTTATTGCACCTGCATTACCATCTTTTCCAATCATCACAGTCCCTTCAGCAGTTGAAAAATCATCCGAGTTTCCAACTTGTAAAGGCCCTTCAATGTATGCAGAGTGTTTTACCCTTCCTGGCCCTTTACCAAATGCATCTGGAGGATATATATTCGGATCAGCGATCACCAATTGACCATTATTAATTAACACCTCATCAAAAATAAATGCCATTTTATCCTCCGTAGTTTAAATAATTAGTAGTATTTTCAGTGGCAATGGATACTCCTGCAATAAATTTTGCCATGAAATTAATCACACAATTCGACTCTAATTTTAAAAGAGTGCTTGCACTTATATGCATATTACATGTTGCTTTTATATTAACATCTTTTGCCTCCATGTCAAGTTGAGTAGTTGCCTCTATTGTTAATGCTTGATTTGCTTTGATGTTAATATTTTTTCCAACCATGTTTATATTTCCATTCTCAGCAAGAATATCAATATCCCCTGAGATCGCATTTACAAAAATCGCAATCTTTTCTGGATTGACATCCTCTCCTGATTGAATCTGAGTAACTCCGGGTGAAACTAATGTTGTATATCCTGGCCTAGTGCCATCTTGATCCATCGCATAATAATGTCTACCATCAAGAGCAACAACTTTATAACTTGATGTTACATCCTTCTCTAATCCAATACCACCAAATTGCACAAGAGCATCTTGTGTTCCTATCGCTTGCGTCCAGTAATTCTTTTTCTCTGCCATAACTAACTTTTTATATATTTAGTACCCATATCCACCACCTCCACCTGTGTCAGGGGGAGTGTATGGTGTTGGATCAGGTGCAGGACTTGGAGTAGGATCAGAAGTTGGTGTCGTTGTAGGAGTTGAAGTTGGTGTAGGATCTACAGTTGGAGCTGGAGCAGTTGTAAAAGTAGATGGTTCAACCACATCAGGTTCTGCTGTTATTACATCAGTTGTTACAGTCGGTGCAGAAATCTCCTCATCAACTCTCTGAACTCTCGCGACAGGAACATTTACTCCACTTATACTTGCTTCTCTTGTTTCAAATACTCTAATATCCGTGCCTGATTTTGCAGATGTTCCAGCAAACTTTACTCCATTTTCAAAATATACATTTCCATAGTATTCCTTTCCACCTATGAAACCATTGAGATTCAATCCAACAAGATCAAAAACTTGAACTATGTCAGATATCACAGGTTCAACTGGAACAGGATCTCTAACAACATCAAAAACTGGAGTGAAAGCTGCATTCACACCAGTCTTAGTTTTCATTCTTATTGTAGGTAAATCTGTAAAATTACCTGCTTTTAAAATTTTTACACCTGATATTTTACCAAATGGTTCACAAACATATGATAATTGAGTTCCGTTTGCAGGTTCAATGACAATTTCATCTACACCACAATCATAATTTATTCCGGGGTTGGCAACTAAAACATCTGATAATTGTAAGATAGCAGGATATTGTGGGACTGATGATTTAGGAGGTAAATATCCAGATCCCGTTTCATTTATAATCACTCTAACCACTACTCCATTTAATATTTCTGTTGTTAAAACTGCTCCTGAACCATTTCTACATGGATCTATCACTTGAACAAAAGGTGGTGTTGTATATCCAAACCCACCACTTATCAAATCAACAGCAATTAAATTACCAGAAGAATCCACCACAGGATTTGCCTCTGCACCGATTCCCCCACCACCAAAAAATTTTAAAGCAGGAGGGCCACATGGTTGGGGGCCAACTTCACATGGATCTGATCTTGGTAAATCTCTTATCGTTAAATTATTAACTTCAGATATTGATAAGTATTTAACTTTTTTATCACCATCAATAAAAATAAAAACTGTCTCTGGATTCAATTTTTCATATGCATTTGCATCAGCGATCGATACACCACTCACATATCCATCGTCTGTGATATACCCTACTTTTATATTGTCTAATGATATTGATAATGACATTATAAAATATTAGGTTTTGTAAACTCAGTAAAACTGTCCATCGTGAGTGTATCTGGATCGGTTTCTCCTCGATTAAAACCAGCAAAAACATCAGCGGCTCCTACCATGCTTTCACCGTTGTTAGAATCTTGATCTTGACCACTTAATGCAATTTTCTTTTGTTTTGAACATTTCTCTTCTTTTGTGCATTCTAAAAACGCTGCAGTGGTCGATATAAAAGTTGAAGCAAGTGCCATATCAAAATTTAAACCACCTAAAGCACCAAATCCTCCGATGTCTATTCCTGATATTGGTAATCTCCCACCCAATACATTGGTTAAAACTTGTGGTGCAATACCACCCAAATTTCCAACTGCATTTGTTAGTGATAACATATCACCAGTCGTTATCGCAGCAAAAGTTGCTCCTGCAGCTTGCATTAATTTAGGATCAATACCTAAAGGCGCAGATAATGATGAAAATGCACCAACTATATCGTTATTGTCTAGAGATTGTATCACAGAAGAAAGAGCACCAACACCTTGATTACTACCTGATAAATCAACTAAACTTGTTAATGCAGCTGCATAATTACCAGATTGAAACGCAGAAGAGATAGCACCCGCTTGATTTGCATCAATACCAGCGGAGGCAGCTAGGGCAGCACCTATACCTGCATATAGTTGACCATTTTCAAACGCAGTTATGACGTTCTCTTGAGTTAATGAGTTTGACAATCTGCTTTGAGGTCTTTCTCCATCAGTGGAGGTAAGGTCTATGGCATCATCAAATCCTTTCATAATATCATTAATTGTGCCTGACATAATATCTGCAAGTAATGCCTCTGTTTCGCATGAAGGATTTGGATAATAATACCCTTCAGGTGCTGGAGGAGGTAATAAATCGTCGGATGCTCCTCTTCTTTTTAATGATTTGCGTAATGCTGCTGCAATTAATCTCGCAAGATCACCTTTTATCTTTGAAAAAACACATGCTAATTTATTTTGTGCTGCAACATTTTTTTCGAGTTGTTTGATTCTATCTAATATACTTTTATCTTTTTCTGAGTCTTTAGTTTTCTCATTTAATTTTTCTAAAGTATAATCATGAACCTTTTTCATGATTGAGGCAACCGGAAATGCGATCAAACTAGCTGTGTCTGTTATTAGTTTGGTTATATTTTCATTTACTTTTTTTGAAGCTGCAGCGTCTGGATATTGATTTAATTTATCTGTTAAACTTTGAAATCCATTCTGAAAATTTTCCATGATAGTGGAAATTTCAGATAACGAATCATTATCTTTTGGACAAGAAATATGTTGAACTCTTTTTTCTATTTTTGATTGTTGAAAATCATCGATAGTTATCAAATGTGTGCCATCCCCAGACTCATCATATGGATTATTTTTTTTAAATTTTATACAACTATCTGATGTTTTCGTTGTTCCATCGTCTCTATACGCACTTTTCGGAGCATACTTAGT